CCGTACTTGAATAACAAAAGCACAAATCTGTGCCAGGGATGTGATAACAGGCAGCTTTAGATAGTCTAGCTGCGAATTTTCCTCCACATGTGTCAGGATTCACTTTCTTGAAAGTACAATCTATTACATCATCTATGAAGTAATGGTGTGGCATGAGAATCAGATTCGGTCTGATAAACAAAGCATTAGCCATCATGGTTCGCCCTCCGGCGATTAATGTGCCATATACTAAGTTTTTCTCAACAACACCCAATAACTCCTCAGGTGTAGTACACATGGAGGTTGGGGTGACAGGCAACGAACGTGTTGTAACTCCTGTCCAGGGATTAATGGTGCTATCACGAGCATCCACTTCTTCCTGTGTGATGGGTTCCAAGGAACCCTGCTGTTTCATAGAGCGCCATCTCTTATACAGCCTTGCTAGAGCATACAACGCTCCAACGATGCCTGCTGACTTGCATAGAACACCGGCATACTTCTCCCTAGTCTCTACGAGACAAGGATGGATCACATTTCGATCGAGTAGATCTTTCCGGTACTCTCGCATTACAATATTGACCATATTGCGTTGTCGAGTGATGCAGGCTATTCCCAGCCCTATGCCTATGAAGCCGACGCTTTGACGATCGCGTCTGCCAGGTGTTGAAAAACCACAGCATGCAATAGTTGCTCCCGCAAGTGACCACATAACACAAGTCTTCCGAACGTAATTCTTCTTAAGTGTGTCCTGGTCAAAGAACATTAGCAATTTTTGCACCCTATTGTTATGCAACCACGGGGTGGGAAATAATTTGAGCCAATCCCAATGCTTATAAAAGATCTTTGCAGATGCTATTAAAGCCATGGATGTGACTCCCTCAACGCAGCGGTCAAGACCGAATAGGTCATTGGCAATGCGTTTCTCACATATGCTACCAGCTTTTTGTACAGCGTCGAGGATTTCGTCTCCAAACTGTTGTTCAAGGAGTTCTTCTTCTCCGGATTGTTTTTCGAGATGATCATGCAGATCACAATATCCTGATAATTGATTGCAGCCATCATGACCGCAAAGACGAAGTTCACCAGTCCTCTCTTGCATTCTTTCCAAAATGAATTCCTGGTCTAAACGATGAGTGGTGAATCTTTCAATAAGATATTGAATAACAATTCGGAGAGGTACGTCTTTCATCTTGATGCCTCGCCAAGTGATGACACGATAGTCGGCTACACAAGTCAGTTTCGCAGGCTTTACGGCCTTTTCTACTGTCAATAGCCAGATATCATCCAGTGCAGGTTTCTCCTTCAGATGAGCAAATGCTGCTCTAATCTTACTAGGATCTATACCTTGTGTCATTCCGTTCACAATATGTTGAAACTCAGGTCGAGCTTTGACTGTTATGTCAGCGTCAATCCTTCTCTGTGCGGAATAAGGACAATTGGTTGCCTTACCAGCGTCCATGTGTTTGACATTGGTGCTAAGAGTAACAAGGGAAGGTTCAACGAACTTCTTTCCCTTACCTTCTAGATCTGCTACATTAGCATAAAAAGGTTGGTTATTACAAACATCAATCAAAACACGAGTTGGACACCTTTCGGCAAACTCAATCTTGTCATTGGCGAAGTCATCAATCTGTAAGACTTCTTTGCTCGTTGTCCAATTGGACATGAATTTATCACTGGGGTTATACGAGGCTCTGTACTCTTTGCCCATGGGCAATCCAGCGCTTCTGAGAAGAGCGTCAATAATCTGGTCACCACAAGTGGTTTTACCTTGACTGCTATCTCCGAAGAGTTTGATCACAAAAGGAGCCTTACGCACACCACTACTAATTTTCATGGTGACATAGTCGTTCTTGATGGTTAAAAGTTTCATGATCTTATCATCAATGAGTCTTTTCTCCAGTCCTTTTGTTTTCGCTCGAATCAACTCGAGCCGGGTTGCAAGCGCTTCTAAACGTGAATCAAATTCTGAATCTGACATCTTAGCTACTTTCATTAAGTTCCCGTTCTTCACGAGAGCCCACCAAAGTAGAAGATTTGCATACTCTTCATCAATTTCTTGTGCTTCCCCATCACTTATTAGTAATGGTTTGAAACTACCGGTTTGGAAACAAGCATACGCTTTCTCGACAAAGAAAGTGACAGTGGCAAAACCTGCATCAATTATATCTAATGCATCGCCATGAATTACTTTCATATCGGGTTCAAAAAGTTTGTACTCCTTTATGCTGAATGTCACATCGGATGCTTTACACATACCCATAGTGACTAAAAGTCCCAGCATTTTGGAAAAATGTCCAAACAAATCGTTATTACGGCAGCGTTGCCAATCATTCCGAGCGCTTTTCATCATTTCTAACCAACGAGGGTCAGCGGCTGATGATTCTGGTGCCGGTGAGTCAATGTCCTCCGGTTCGTCGCCATCCTGTGGTGTGATACCAAACAAGTCATAGGTGTAGTTCAAAACTTGTGATGTCACGGATGAATCAAAGAATTTCCTGACGTAGAGGAATATACCAGCGATAACTGCAACATAGTCTGTACAACCTTGTATGTTAATCAGTAACGCTACTAATCCCTCAACCTCAGATATGAGGTCGTCTTTTATGGGAACCTTACCAAAT